TCGCGCAAGATTATTCTTTGGAGAGTGGTGTAATGGCTGATTATGACGATCGTTTAGGGAATTACGTTGACGTGCCAGAGCGGCTCAAGCGATTCTATGAAGCCTATCCAACTGGCTCAATCCAACTGGGCCGGCCAGAGTTCATCGAGGCAGACGGCAAACAGTTCGTGTGGGCGCAAGCCTTCGCCTACCGCACGCCAGACGATGCTCGACCTGGTGTGGGCACAGCGTGGGAACTCATACCAGGGCGCACTCCTTACACTCGCGGTAGTGAACTCATGAACCTAGAGACTTCATGTTGGGGACGGGCAGTCGCAGCCGTGATGCCAGTGGAGAAGATCGCCACAAGTCACGAGATCAGAATGGCGGAAGACCGCAGGTTAGACAGGACTAAAGGCACACAGCCCGAAGACCCATGGCAGACACCGGCAGTCAATCCGTTAAAGACTGGTGAAGCGAAGCGGTTAGACACGCTGAATCTTGCTAGTGGCCCGCAACTTGGGAAGATACGTGGCACACTGAAAGACATGGGGATCACGGACACAAGCGAGGCAAGGGATCTTGTGAACGCATGTCTTGCGGCTAAAAGCCACACCAAGCAGGTGCAACTCTTGACCGAGTTAAGCAAGCGTGAAGCCTCAGACGTTATCGAGGCTCTACTCGAATCAGTAGACGTACCAACTCTCGCGGCAGAACTTACGCCACCATAAGAGTGAAAGAGCCGAGTGATTACCTGACCGGCGTAGTATGCACAGGTAGGGCGTTTGACCGGAATGACGGAGGAAACAGCACCGGCCACGCCTAGCACTAACACTCTCTAGGTAGGGTGAATAATGCACTAAACCGAAACAACCACGGAGAGCCGGCTTGACTCCGCAAGGAGTAAAGTCGAGGCGGCTCGACCAAAACTAAAGGGGAAACAAAATGAAATACGACAACCACTGCAAGCAAGCGTCATGTCCATGCGACCACACATCTTGCTTTATGGGCTGGACAAGCGACCAGACCTACAGCACCACACCATGTGCCTACTGCCGGCCCTCAACATTCGAACGCTGGTTCCAACGCGAGAACGCAAGAGCAAAGGATTACCCAATGGAAAGCCTCAACAGAATCATGCAGGGCAGCCGGCGCACCACATGACCGCGCAAGGACGGAACAGTGCAGGATACAAACAATGGGTCATTATGTGCCTAACCCAATGCGAACCCGTGTGCTTCAGATGTGGGCAAGACATTGACATGAACCTGCCCAGATCCTCAAGCATGGGCGCAAGCGCCGAACACAAGTACCCGCTAGCGGACGGAGGAGACCTACTCCCAAGCCTCGAAGACTCAGCCCTATCTCACCTCAAGTGCAACAGAGAACACGGCGGCAGGATCGGCGCAAGAAAATCAAGCGCAAGTCAACCAGGAACGAAAACAAACAGACGCAAAGAGTTTTTAAGAGAGCCACAACTCACTCCCGCCGCCCCTCACTTAAATCCCCCCAAGACCTCAGGAGGGGCCGAGAGTAGCCCTGTAGGGCCGGATTACCACGGTGAAGGTTTTGCTTTGCCCAGACTTGAAACGGCGCGACCTTCGCGAGTATTGGGGTCCTACGGGCAAGAGGCCGCAGAGTGGGCCGAGGCACATATGGGGCTAACTCTTTACGGGTGGCAGCGTTACGCGCTCGATCGAGCACTTGAGTATGGGGAGGATGGTCTTCTCGTGTGGCCGCTGGTGATTGTGACTGTAGGGAGACAGTCGGGTAAGTCCGTGTTGTCTCGTGCCGTATGCATGTGGCGACTCCATCACGCAGAACACTTCGGAGAACCTCAGACGATTCTTCATGTTGCTAATAAGCGGAATACGGCGATGGAAGTCATGAGACCCGCTGGACTTTGGGCCGTCAATAAATACGGCAAGAAATCAGTGAAATGGGGGAACACTGAGGCAGGCATTGAAACACCGGACGGCAACCGGTGGCTTATCCATGCCGCGAACGATAACGCGGGCGTTGGCTATTCCGTCTCCATGGCATTTCTCGATGAGTCCTGGCGTATTAGTAAATCTACCTACATGGACGCGATCGCTCCAACGATGGCGGCAAAGATCAGTCCCCAAGCGTGGCTCGTTTCTACAGCGGGAGACTCCGCTAGTGACCTCATGCAAACTTACAGGCAAGCGGCTATTGACGCTATGGGGTCAGATGATCCAGACGCGAGCGAGATCTTGATCTTGGAGTGGTCCGCACCTATGGACGCTGACCCCGAGGACCCGCTTACTTGGAAATGGGGTTCCCCAGAGTGGTCATCTAAGCGCGAGAATTTTCTTCGCCAGCAGTGGGCCAATGTGGAAATTTCAGCATTTAAGCGGCAGTACCTGAATATGTGGGTTGCTCATGCTGACCATTGGTTGAAAGACTCGTGGTGGGCGGAGACCACTAGCACAGACCCGCTCCCTGCAGACGGGATCTGGAATATCGCGGTCGAATCAGACTTTGACGGCATGGGCCACGCGGTAGCGATCGCGGCGGAAGACGGCAACGGCAATGTCATTGTGCGAGTCACCACACACCGGACCATGCGAGAAGTAGATACCCAGATAGCCAAAATTCGGCGCGAACATCCCAGCCTATACATTCTCGTTACTCCCGGCTACGTTGACAGACTCAAAGAACGTTTTGATGGACTCGTGGGACAACGTGAAGCAGCAGCAGGAACACAGAACTTACTTGACTTATTCGACCGGCGAGCGATCAAACACGATGGAAGCCAAACACTCTTAGAACACTTCGGTTCATCGACAATCAGTAGGCGTCAGCAAGGCTGGGTCCTCTCCGCGCCGATGGGTAGAAATGGCGTGTACGCGGCTAGGGCCGTCATGTTTGCAGCCGCTCAAGCCTCGAAGACACCTCGGCCCATGGCTATGGTTCGCAGCCGCAGACGCGCATAAAACCCGCATAGCACACATTGCTAAGACTTGCAGTATTTACGCGATATTCTTACCGCGTGGCGTTTCCCCGTTTCACAGCGATCTTGCGGGATCAGCGTTCGATTGCTGACTCCCTGACTCAGCCATCCCCGGAACCGATCCCGCAAGTTCGTGAATCTTACGCAAACCCATCACTACTTACTTTGCTGGCGCAAGCAAGAGGCGCTGGAGTAGGTAAAGCCGTGGCTTTACAAGTGCCATCGTTTGCCCGCGCTTTGCAGGTGTACACGCATACTATTAGCGCGTTTGAATTGAAAGAATATGTCGGACGAGACCAAGTAGTAGCCCGCGCTTTCCTTGTGCAACCGACAAAAGTAACGACGTATACCGCTTTAATGACCCGCACAGTGTCCGACTTACTTTTATACGATGTTGCTTATTGGCTCGTCTCAGCACGTTCATGGGATGGATTCCCTAGCGAAGTAACATACATGCCTTACGACCAAATAAGTTTTGTGCCCTACAGCGCGTACACAGAGCCGGTGCCTTCTGATGGTCAAACTTTATGGAACGGCGCGCCAGTACCGGACCGAAATATAATTCGTTTCGACGGAGACGGCAACGGGGGATGGTTGACCTACGGATCTAGCGCCATTAGTACAGCGGCAGCACTCGAGGCCGCATCCTTCCAATACGCAGTAAGTCCACTTCCACAAATTGCGCTAAAAAATAGTGGCGCGGATCTGCCCGAGTCGGTTGTGGATAGTTTGCTAGATGCTTGGGAAGAGGCACGGCAGAACCGCTCCACCGCATACCTAAACTCCACAATTTCGGCGGATACGTTTGGATGGAACGCAAGAGACCTACAACTTGTCGAAGGTCGCAACGCATCAGCGACAATGATTGCCCGACTGTGCAACCTAGACCCCGTTTGGGTAGGAGCGGGCGTAAGTGGATCAAGCCTGACCTACAGTAATCGCGTTGATCTTTATCGCAGTCTACTTGACATGTCACTTACTCCAATTATGCGAATGATTTCCGAGCGTATGAGCATGAACGACGTTACCCCACGGGGTCGAACCGTCCAATTCGATACAACCGCATTCCTCAAATCTAACCCGGCCGAAATGGCGCAAATAGTGAACACGCTTTTACCTCTTGGCGTCGTTGACGTACCGGAAGCCCGAAACATGATCGACCTACCCGACTTGATAAACCTAGAAGACATGGGGCCAGCATGAAAACTACGCAACACGACACTGAACTAGTCGTAGAATTACGCGAAGATCAAACCGGCGACATTGTCGCTACGGGTTATGGTCGAGCGGTTCCTTACGAGCAAACGACACAGATCGGCAGCATGTCTGAGTCGTTTGCTAGAGACGCTTTTAATCCTTCTGACGTTATTGGCAAACCGTTTGCGTATCGCCACGGGGAACCTATCGGCGTAATTACCGGTGCCGAAAATAAGCCCGATGGTTTGTACATTGATTTTAATATTGTAAATACGCGGCAAGGCGTTGATGCAGCGACGCTTATGAGGACCGGCGCAAGCAAAGGGCTTAGCGTCGGCTTCAAGCCGATAAAATCCGTGATGAACCGTGCGGGTGACGCTATTCAACACATGGCAGCGTCATTGCTAGAAGTATCACAAACCCACATGCCCGCTTACGCAACAGGCGTCAGCGAGATCAGAGAAGACGAAGAAAAGGAAGAAACTATGTCAGAGCAGACCACTGACGAGGCCGTAGTGGTCTCTCAGGACATTGAAGCCCGCGAAGCAATCGGAGCGGTACGACAAGAACTTGCAGCATTACAGGCAAGCGTACATATTAGCGAGCCCGTACATGAACTAGCACAGTACCGCACTTTAGGCGAATACCGTCTTGCAGTGCTTAACGGAGAAGTAGAATCACGCGCATTGTTCGATCAGGTTACAGCCAATAACCCCGGCCTTATGCCACCAATTTTCTCAAACATTGTTCGCGGCATTTTTGACCTCGGCGCACCAACTATCAACGCCTTCGGCCGGGAATCTGCAGGCACCGTAGGTATGGAATTCAACTTTCCATATTGGGACGGCGACCTTACCGCGATTGTTGCGGAACAGGTTGATGAGAAGGACGAAGTCAACTCGGTTGCTATCAGCATCCTTAAGGGCACTGCAAATCTTAAGACTTATGCGGCCGGATCAGATATTTCGTTCCAGTTGCTACAGCGTTCGAGCCCGTCCTATGTAGACGCGCACACGCGCATTATGCTTAATTCGTATGTGCAGGTTACCGATATCGCTATGGTCGCAGCGGTTTACGGCGCTCGGACCGTTGAGGCTTACGACATTGCAACAGATACAGACGGATCGGCTTTCCGTGAAGCAGTGTTCGGCGCGTCGGTGTCGGTGCAGACTGCCACCGGTATGCCTGCTGAATTTGTTCTTGTATCGCCTGCAGTCTTTAAGACTATTGGTGGATGGTCCACGTTCTTCCCATCTAATTACGGCACCTTTAATGTGTCAGGTGTCGCAAACGCTAATAACCTCAGCGTCGCCGTGTCGGGCCTTCCGGTTATCTTGGACCGCAACATTGGCGGCAACGCTATTCTCGTATCTAACCGCGAAGCAGCCAAATGGATTGAATCGGGTCCATTCTTGGTAAATATGGATAACGTCGCCCAACTTGGTCGCGATGTTGCCATATATGGATATGGAGCCGCACAGATTATTAGCAGCGCCGGCATCATTGGCCTTCAGTAAAAACTCATACGGACAGAGAGTAGGACCCCGATGGCACTCGTTACAGGTGCGGAACTAGCCGAGGCACTTGACCTCGACTACGACCCGCCTACAGAGCCATACGACCAAATCGCCGCGGCAGCGGATGACATCGTAGGGGTCCTACTCACTGACGCTGCATACGAGTTAGAGCCGCCCGCATGTAAAGAAGCGGCGCTATCGGTAGCGGTAGAGATTTATCAGGCGCGAACAGCGGCAGGCGGGCAAGCCGTAGCGACTGATTACAGCCCCGGACCGTACCGACTTAGCGTGTGGATCACTCGCCGCGTTGCAAGTCTTCTCGGTCCGTATATGAATACAAAAGGGATGATCGGGTGACGGCGCTTACTACCGAAGCGCGCCTAGCATTGGTGTCAGCGTTTACGGGACTTGGCTATAAAGTCTATTCAGCAGTGCCAAACGTGCCTACGCCTAAAAGCATTGTTATCATTCCAGACACTCCTTGGATCCTTCCAAACCGCATCGGTTCCAGTCTTAATTACGAAGTATTCTGGAAAGTTATTGTCACCGTATCTCCGCGAAATAATGACGCTGCACAACTTGACTCAGAAAAC